TCAGTCGATCCTTTCGAAGCCGGTGTCGGTGAGGCGCGAGAAGCCGGTGCTGGTCATTTCGACATCGCCCAGCTTTTTCACCGTGTGGGCAGGACCGGGCACTGGCTTGCGCCACGGCGGTCGGTAGCGGGTTGCCGGGCGGCGATCGGCAAGGGTGCGGCGGGCCATGTCAGATGGTCTTCGTCGTACGGCGATAGACCGGGCTGAGGGTCGGGCCGGTGCCGGTCCAGCCAGCCTTGTGCCAGCCCAGGCCGCGCATGATTTCGACCAGATGATAATTGTCGCGGATGCGCGGCACGTCGCCGGCAGCGTGTGCGGCGGCCAGATGGCGGCCCAGATCGCGCAGCACGACTTCGTTACGGTCGCGCAGGTGGCGGGCGACATGGAGCGCCAGGCGCTTGGTGTCGCTGCCGACGCCCTTGACTGCCTGGACGCCATCGCGGTCGACCAGATTGGCGTCGACCAGATCGGCGACGGCTTCGCGGCGGCGGCCCTGGGCGCCCGCCCCTTCGCGGACGATCAGCGCGGTGGCGCCGTTGTCGAACAGCTGGCGGATCGTCCAGCGCAGGCCCTTAGACAGCACGACGCTGCCGGGAAACGGAAACTCGATAGGCGCATGAAGCATGATTGCCTCCCTTTGAATGACGGGAAGGAAATAGTGTGCTTCTTCACACCTCGTCAATATGCAAAGTGTGATTTATCACAATGTTCTTGCAATGTTCTAGCGCGGCTGGAATGTTGATCGAGGTTCAACAGGGAAACGAGTCGTGGACGAAATATTCTTCCTTCGCCTTGCCGGTGTGTCGCATCATCAACAGGCACTGGCGGGCACATGCATTGGGGAAGCGGTTCGCTTCTATCATGAGCCTGACAATCCGTATGACTGCATGGCTATCCGGGTCGAAAATTCGGGCGGCCAAACCTTAGGCTATGTGCCACGCAATAACTGGCTGCGAACCGTCGTTCACGAAAAGGGGCGCGGCGTGGCCGGCGTGATTGACAGCATCGGAATGAGCCGCGCATGCCTGCTCGGCGCAACGATCAGCGTTTCGATCTGCGCGGATCGGGTAAAGGTTGTGTCCTATTATCCAGACCGCGCACCCCCAAAGCCGCCGAAGGGCGGCTTCCGGTATTGGGTTAGCGCTGAAGAGCCGCGCGACCGGCGCGCGGCATAACGAAGATAATCGGGGTCGCCCACTCGACCTCGACATCTTCGATGTCTGCGGCGTTGAGCGAGCGAAGTGTGAAAAATCCTGGCCGGCTGCCGCGAGCGAGCAGCTTGACGAAAGTTTCGCCGCTGGACAGCCTCACAGCGCAGTAGTCTCCAATGTAGGCATCCAGAACGCCATCGACCTCGCGAGAGATGTAAACAATATCGCCCGATGAATAGCGAGGAAGCATAGAGTCGCCAACGACCTCCAGCGCTTCAAGGCGTCCGGTCGCACCAGGCGGGCGCGGGACAGTTTCCATACTCGTGTTCTCATCGAAGATAATCGATCCGCCTGCGCCGACACGGCCAGTCAACGGCACCTGCTCGACCCCAAGCAAATCTTCGATTGAAGCATCCAAAGCGTTCGCAAGGCGGCGCAAAGTCCCAAGCTTCACATCGGCGCCTTCTCGATCGAGAAAATCGCGCACTGCCGTTTCCCCTAGCCCCGCCTGCTTAGCAAGCGGCTTCGGCTTCACGCCGCGCTTTTCCATTAGCGCCCGTAGGGCCGCCCGGACGCGCTCAACCTCATTTTGCGGAGAAATCATGGGTGCTTTTTCACACAAAACGCACCCTGGCGAACAGGTGATATGGATCACACCTTGACGGTGTGATTTAGCACACTTATACCCGCCGCCATGAACGATCTCCTCCGCGATGTAGAAGCCTATTTGGCCCACACCGGCATGGCGCCCACTGCCTTCGGCGTTGGCGCATTGCGCGACCGTCATTTTGTCCGCCAGCTCCGCAATGGGCGCCGCACATTCCGTGAGACGGAGGACAAGGTTCGGAATTTCATGGCCACCCATTTGGTTGGCGATAGCGGTCCGAAGGCTGCGACGTCACCCGATAGCGAAACGAAAATTATCGGGGAGGCGGCATGATGCAGGGGCAAATGATCCGCTGGAACACCACCGCCTCAACTCTTCGGACCGGTGCCCCAGTAATCCTCAGTGGAAAGGTGCTGGGCGGCCTTCGCAAAATGTTCAGCGTAAGCGTTGAGCAGCGGGACTGCGAAAGTGATTATGGTGTGAGCGCCATTGTCCAGTTCGACCGAGAGGCTGACGCGGCGGTTTCCAGATTCATCGACATAGCCGCCGATCTGTATGGCTTCAGTTCCGCTCAGAGTGATCACCTTCTTAGTCAATTTGAGCTCCTTATTGGGTTTTCTGCACAAGCTTTCACGATAGCCAAGGGCCGCGCCGCAGCAAGCCTGGTTCTAAACAGCCATTGCCGCACCGCTCAAGGCTCTGATGGGAGGTGCCGCTGACATGGCGCGGGGGGCGGAGGATCTGAAACCGACGGACATCGCGATCAGCGAAGCGACCGGCGATGCCGTCCATGCGGCCGGCAAGCAGGTCTATGTCGGTCATATGCTGGGCCGGGGGCAGCCGACCATCAACGGTTGGGCCAATGTCGAGGCGGCCGAGTTCATTCCGCTGCGCCTAGTGCCCGAGCTGGAGAAAATGGCCACTGGTCAGCCCGGCTGGCCGCATATCACGCGGGCGCTGGCGCGGATGCAGGGTTTCGAGCTGTTCCGTCTGCCCGAGATCGAGGCCGATGCCGGCAACTGGCTTACCCAGATCGGCGCGATGTCGAGCGAGGCGGCCGAGATCACGACCAAGATCTGCGCATCGCTCGCCGATGATCAGCGGGTCTGCGGTCGCGACGTGCGCCAGCATGCTCTGATCGACGATGCCGAGCAGCTGGTCGCGCTGGCCGTCCAGCTGCTGGCCCAACTTCGCGCAGTGGAAAAGGGGGCATGATGTCAGCACTGAAGCCTGAGCAATTGATCAGCTGGGCCGAGCGGGCGCAGCCGGGTGAGGATGTCGCCTATTTCACGGGCGCGCGTCCGGGCGACGCCGTTCGCGCGGTCGCCAGCGCCCTGCATAGCCGTGGCCTGGTCGCCATGACCACCAAGCGGGCAGCAGGCGAACCGACGCGGCACATTTTGCAGCGCCTTGCCTCCCCTCGCCCGTCACAGCTGCGCGCCCGCGCGCGCATCAATCCCGGCCAGTTCCAGCGCCGGGCCGATGACGCGAAATGCACCACCAAAGCCGTGCTGCGCCTGCTGAACCGCGCCGCGAACCGAGGGCAAGCCTGCCCGACCAACGCCGAACTGGCGCGGGCGCTCGGCCTGAAGGACGCGGTGGCCGCATCCTACCGGGTCCGCCGGCTGGTCCGCGAGAACAAGATCCGCGTCGAGGAACCCGGCCCGACCGAACGGCGCGTCGTCACGATCGTCGCGACCGGCAAATCAACCGTGCGAGGTGCGCTATGAGTTTCATCGACATGGAGATTACGCGGCGCCAGTTCGAGGCCCGCTATGTCAACGTCGGCCGGGCCATGCTGGGCACGCTGGCCGATATCTGCTGCGTCGATTTCGAGCAGGCCGAACGCTGGGCCGATGAAATCGACCGCGAAGCCGAAATCCTGATTGCCGCCGACCTCCCCATAGCTGGCGGCAATGAGGGGGCGGGTGCGAACCCTGAGCCCGCCCCCTCCCCCTCTTTCAAATCCGTCGCCTTCGGGTCGCTCGACGGAGGGGGCGCGGCGCACAGCCCTGGGGCAGCCGCGCCCTCCAAAATTCGGAGTGAACGACTGTGAAAGTGAATGTGAAGGCGCTTCGCGGCGCGCTGAAGGCGATCAACCTGGTGGTGGAAAAGCGCAATACGGTGCCGATCCTGTCGCATGTACTGCTCCAGTCGGGGCCCGCTCAGCTGCGGCTGACCGGAACCGACCTGGAATTGCAGCTTTCCAAGCTCATCGAGCTGGAAGGGCCGGGCAAGAATGAAGCGCTGGATATCGCCGTCGATGCCGGCACGCTGGCATCTATCGCGGGCAAGCTGCCTGCGGATGGCATCGCTGAAATCCTGTTGAAGGATGGCAAGATCATCATCAGCTGCGGCCGGGCGCGTTTCAAACTGCCGACGCTGCCCAGCACCGAAATGGCGATGCTGGTCGAGCGTGACTGGTCCGTCCAGTATGAGCAGGATGCCGGCCGGCTGGCGACGATGTTGCATCGCGTGGCCTTTGCCATGTCGACCGAAGACGTCCGCTATTATCTCAAGGGCGTCTATCTGCATGTGCCGGAAGGTTCCGAATGCCTGTTCGCTGCGGCCACCAACGGGCATCGACTGGCCCGCTATAATGAGGAACTGCCTGAGGGCGCGGACGAGCTGGCCGGCATCATCCTGCCGGCAAAGGCGGTGAAGGCGCTTTCGAGCCTGCTGGACGATGAAGGCGGGCCGGTCGATATCGCCATGTCCGGCCACACCTTCCGTTTCGATGTCGGCCAGACCACGCTGGTCGGCAAGGCGATCGAGGGCACTTTTCCCGATTATAGCCGCGTGATCCCCTCCACCAGCCAGACTGCGGCCTGGTTCGATCCCGGCGCGCTAATCGAGGCGATCGAACGGGTTTTGACGATCAGCACAGAGAAGACACGCGGGCTGGCGCTGGATTTCCAGACGGATCACGTGGTGCTGGACGTCACCAGCCTGGAGCATGGCACGGCCAGCGAGGAAGTGCCGATCGAGCTGACCGGCGCGCCGGTGCGGATCGGCTTCAATGGCCGCTATCTGCTGGACCTGCTGGGGCAGCTGAGGGGCATGAGCGGTGAGGGCGGCCGGGTGGTGGCGAAGCTCAATAGCGATGTCGATCCGACGCTTTGGCAGACCAGTGATGAGGCACAGGCAGCCTACGTCCTGATGCCGATGCGGGTCTGAGCCGATGGGCGTGGCGGGCGAGCGGCTGGATACCGGGGCGATGCCGCTCCTTTCGTCCGGCGAGCTCTATCGCCGCGCGCACAAGATCGAGGCGCTTTGCCGGATCGTCATGGAATGCACGGCTGGCGGATCGCACCGGGCCGATCGCCAACGCGCCGCCGCGCTGATGAGCGAAATCGGCGCCATTGCCGGGGAAAAGGACAGCGACACATGAAAGTGCCTTCGCCAGATTATCGCATCGGTCAGATCGTGCCGCTGCCCCGCGACTATGATCCGCAGCAGTTGCTGACCCAGATGCTGAAGCGGAGCCAGACAGCCCGACATGCCTCGCTGTGCAGCTATCATCCGGCGGTCGCCGCCGCGCGCAAGACGATGATCGGCCGGGCCGAAGCATTGGCGCGGGCGGCCGATCCATTCGAGCAGGCCCGCACCTTCCTGCGGCGCGCCGGTTTCAGCCCCGTCGCCAAGGTGGCGGGCGTTCATCATGTCGGCCGCCATCGCTTCGCCAAGGACGCGGACGTGATGGCGTTCGCGCGGTCCAAGGGGTGGCAGGGATAGCCTGCAGCCCGTCCATTTTGTCAGAATTGCGGGGAGGCTCCCATGTTGAATGAAGTCAGGTTGATTGGAAATGTGGGCGCTGAGCCGGAAATTCGCGGCACGCAGGGCGGCGACAAAGTTGCGTCGATCCGGCTTGCCACCAGCGAGCGCTGGAAGGATCGCGAGACCGGCGAGAAGAAAGAGCGCACCGAATGGCACAGCATCGTCGTGTTCGGCCCTCTGGTCCAGGTGGTCGAACAATATGTGAAGAAGGGCAGCAAGCTGTTCATCGGCGGCCAGCTGCGCACGCGCAAATGGCAGGACCAGCAGGGTAATGACCGCTGGTCGACCGAAGTGGTGCTGAGCGGCTTCGACGCGAAGCTGCAGATGCTCGACAGCGCCGGCGGCAATGGCGGCGGGCGCAATGATTATAGCGGCTACCAGGATGGGCCGGGCTTTGGCGGTTCCGCAGGCGGGACCGGCGGCGGCCCCAACTTCGAAAACGGCCTGGATGATGAAGTGCCCTTCTAGGCCCTCCTGACCTCAATTTCACTGCTGTTTTCCTGTTTGCCTGATTTTCGGGGTGGGGTTTCGTGTCTTCAATCAATCCGTATCTGGTAGCCGCGCTGGACTATGCGGCGCGCGGCTGGCCCGTGTTTCCCTGCAATCCCCGCACGAAAAAGCCGCTGATCCCGCGTGACAAGGATGAGAAGGGCAAGCCGATCAACGGCACCGGCGGGCTGAGCAAGGCCAGCCTCGACAGCGAGACCATCGGCGAATGGTGGGCGCGCTGGCCCAAGGCGATGATCGGCCTCCGCACTGGGTTTGGCCGCCTGTTCGTCCTCGATTTCGATCCGCGTCATGATGATGACACGGGCGAAGAATGGACGCTTGAGCGGCTGAAGGATGAGCTGGAAGAGCAGATGGGGGTGGCGCTGCCGGTGTCGCTGTCGTCGCGCACGCCGTCGGGCGGCGTCCATGTCTGGCTGACCTGGCCCGACGATGGCGGCGCGGAGATCCGTAACAGTGGCAGCCTGCCCGAGCATATCGATGTGCGTGGCGATGGCGGCTATGTCATCGCGCCGCCCAGCATCAACGCCAATGGCGTCAGCTACCGCTGGCTGCGCGGCGATGCCGATGCGGAAGTGGTCGAGGCGCCCGACGCGCTGATCGCCATATTGCGCAAACAGCCCAAGGCCGACACCCCCGCCCCGCCCCGGCGGCCGGCACCGACGGCTGATGGTGATGTCGACGATCAGCTGCGCCGGTACGCCCTGTCCGCGCTGGAGGCGGAATGCCGCCTGATTGAAACGGCCGCGTCGGGCAGCCGCAATCCCCAGCTGAACAAGAGCGCGTTCCAGATCGCCACGCTGGTCGCCGCCGGCGCCCTGCGCGAGGCGGTGGCGCGGGCGGCAATCGAGGATAGTGCGCGCCGCAACCCAGGGCGCGACGATGATGCCCAGCTGCGAGCGACGATCGAGAGCGGCTGGACAGCAGGTTTAGAAAAACCTCGCGACCTCGGAGAGGTCGCGGCCGCTGCACAGGAGCGGGCCGACCGTCGCGCGCGCTACTCCGCCGGCGGCGCCTCCTTCCGCGCGGGGGCGGGCGAAACTCCTTCCGCTCCTTCCGCTCCCGGCCCCTCTCCTGAGGACTATGGATTGTCATCCTTCCATATGGAGGAAGACGCGCCGGTTGATCAGCGTGGGTCAGGGGGCGTGCCCAAGCGGATCGGCATGGATCCCGATCCCGATAGGGACCGGGCGTGCGCGTTCCTCCCCCTGACCGATCTGGGCAATGCCGAGCGGTTCAAGGCCCGCTTTGGTCATCTGTTCCGCTTCTGTCGCGAGCTGGGTTGGTTCCGTTGGGATGGCCGGCGCTGGGCGCTGCTGACCGAGGAAAAGGACAAGACGCCCGGCGAGGTGATGTTCGCCGTGTTCCAGACGATCCGCGCCATTCGCAATGAAGCCGAGTTGGTGGAGATGAGCGGGTGCAAGGATGATTTGCCGGTTGACGCCACGGATGAGGACAAGCGCGCGGCGCTGGATTTCGTCGTGAAGGCCACCAAGCAGGGCGTCACCCTGTTTTCCGACACGATCGCGGCGCATGCCAAGTCCAGCGAGGGCGCGTCGCGCATCGGCGCGGTCGCTGCCCTGGCGAAATCTTTTGGCGAAATCGCGATCGATGCCAAGCAGCTGGACCATGACCGCATGGCGCTGAACGTCAAGAATGGCACCCTGCGCATCGTCAATAACGGCAATATGCTGACCGTGCGGCTGTTCCCGCACAATCGCGAAGACCTGATCACGAAGATGGCGGACGTCGTCTATGATCCCGATGCGAAGGCGCCAAACTATGACGGCTTTTTCGAGCGCGTCATGCCCGATCCTGACGACAGGCGGTTCCTGCATCAATGGGCCGGCCTTAGTTCCACCGGTGATATCGGCTATCACAAGATGGCGTTCTTCTACGGCATGGGCCGAAACGGCAAGTCAACATGGACTGATCTTATCGCCTATATTCTGGGCGACTATTCTCAGGTCATTAAATTCGACACGTTCCTTGAGCAGTCGAACAAGCGGAAGGGCTCCGATGCTACGCCTGATCTTGCCCAGCTGCCCGGCGTTCGCTTCCTGCGCACGTCCGAGCCGGAAAAAGGCGCGAAACTGGCCGAAGCCCTGATCAAGGAAGTCACGGGCGGCGAAGCCATTCAGGCACGGCATCTGAACAAGGGCTTCTTCTCGTTCCTGCCATCGTTCAAACTGACGGCGCAGGGCAACTATAAGCCCAAGATCACAGGCCATGACGATGGTATCTGGGGCCGTGTGCGCCTGGTGCCGTGGACGGTGCGCATCCCTGACAGCGAGATCGATATCCGCCTGCCGGACAAGCTGAAAGCGGAGGCCTCCGGTGTCCTTAACCGGATGATGGATGGCCTGCTGGACCTGAAAATGAACGGGCTAACGGAGTCCGCCAACGTCAAGGCGGCGACGCAGAAGTATCGCGAGGCCAGCGACCAGCTGGGCAAGTTCCTGCGCGACTGTACGGCCGACAAGGATGGTGCGCGAACGCGATCCTCCGAGCTGCTGGAGATCTTCAACGAATGGGTGCGCGAGAGCGGTGCGGCCGAATGGTCCGCGCAGGGCTTCGCCAAGGCCATGGAGGATCGCGGCTATGAGCGGAAGACGTCGAATGGCGTCTGGTGGCTCGACGTCGAAGCGACCGTCGAGGTGGCCGACATCAAGGCCGGGCGCTTCGGGTCGCAGGACAAGGCTGCCGAGCCGCCTCCCGAACCCTCATCGCCTGCGGCGCCGGTAGACGATCCTGACGATACCACCCCGCCCTTCTGACGATTGGAAGGAATAGTCCTTCCACGGAAGGAGCCATTTGGAAGCAGCGGAAGGAGCGCGAGGCGTGGTTTTCTGCGGGTTTGGAAGGAGTGGAGGGATGATCAGAGGTGCGCCCCACACACATGCACATGCGCGCATGTGTGCGCGATACGACCCCTATTTATCCTTCCATGTCCTTCCATCCTTCCAAAATCATTCCACTCAATATCTATAATCATCTGTAATCATTGAGGAATATCGGATCATGAAAGGTAGCGAACGGCGGTGGCTAACTCCTTCCACCGCAGCCATGGTGGAAGCGGGCATCCTTACGTCCGATTTCTGGGACTTCGACAGGCTGGAAGCGCGCCTGGTGGAGGCGGTCGAGTTCATGAACCGCCTGCCCAAGGGTGGCGCATGGCCATTCGCCAGCGACGGGCCGTGGCACCTGATCGTCAAGGATTGGTGGGATTGGGACGCGCATGAGGACAAGCCGCTGCGCCGGGTGCCTCTCACGACCGACCAGATCGAGCGCATGAATGAAGCGCTGGGCTGGCTGCTGCTGATCCCGTCGGCGGATGATCGACGCTTGGTCGGGATGGCCCTGCGCAATCTGGCGGCGGGTCGCAAGACGGTGCCCTGGACCAAGCTGCTCAAGCCATTGGGGGTCAAGCATGGCGCTCACGGTCTGCGCAAGCGCTACTCGCGGGCGCTAACCGTGATCTGCGACAGGCTGAATGCCGCAGAAACGCGCGCATAGACACGGTGCAAGGGGTAGAATGTTGCATGATGCAAATATTGTTTGTCCACCTCCGGGCCGAAATCGGCTAATCCATAGATACGCTGGTGGCGGGCCTATGTGCGACGCCAGCGCCCTCTCCTCCTACAGCGCCCCGCCTGGTCCCTTGCCCGGCGGGGCGCTGTCGTTTCGGACGCTGTTCATGGGCAAGCTCAAGTCGATCGGTTCGCGCCTCGGCGCGCTCCCGGCCAAGGTGAAGGCTGCGCCCAAGGTAGCCGAAGGCTTCTATCAGTCAGACGCATGGCGCGAGCTGGTGAAGGACATCAAGCGCGTGCGCGGCAACCGCTGCGAGCGGGCGGGCTGCACCACGCCAACCAATCGTGTGATCGCTGATCACATTGTCGAGCGGAAGGACGGCGGCGCCGATCTGGATGCGGGCAACATCGAACTGCTGTGCGCAGGTCACCATGCGCAGAAGACGGCGAAGGCGCGGGCAGCTCGGGCGCGCGGTGAGACCTGGGGGGGTGGGGCAAAAGTCTGACGGGCGGCGCCACCCTGCACCGCATCCCGTCTCATTCGGAGATTTTTTTCTTGTCTGGCGAGATTTCGGAGGTCGATCTATTCGGTGACCCTGTCATTTCGCGGCAGGAAGGCCGTGGGAGGCCGGAACATATCTGGACCCGCGAGCGGTCGAACAAGGTACTTTTGGCCTTTGCTCGCGGCCTCAGCGTCAAAGACGCGGCAACTACGATCGGGATATCGGTGCCCACGCTGCGAAAGGTTTATTTTTCCGAGGTCGAAAAGCGGTCGGAGGCGCGTTTGCGGATGGAGATGGTCCAGCTCAGCCGCCTCAACGACCAAGCTGGAGCCGGTAATGTGGCCGCCGAGAAGGAGCTGATTAAGCAACTCGATCGGCTGCGGCAGCGTGATCAGCAGCAGCAGCTGGCACCGGCGCCGACCAAGGCCGCCGCGCCGAAGCTGGGCAAGAAAGAAGCGGCCAAGGCACAGGCACAAGATGTTCGCGGGCTCTATGAGCCGCCCGCGCCGCCGACCAGGCTGAACTAACGGTGGCGCTAACGTCGGAACATCTTGAGCGTCGCTGGTCGACCGCGTGCCAGGATTGGGAAGACAGGATCGTCGGGCGCCGCTCGCTGGTGCCGTTCGAGCCGCTGTTCCCTGACCAGGCCGACAAAGCCGTGGAGATTTTCAAGTCTCTGCGCATGGTCGATGTGCCGGGAAAGCCGACCTTCGGCGAGGCCTGCGAAGAATTCGTGTTCGATTTCGTGCGGGCCATTTTCGGTTCGTACGATGCCGAGACCGGTCAGCGTCTGATCAGCGAATTCATGCTGCTGATCAGCAAGAAGAACGGCAAGTCGACGATCGCTGCCGGCATCATGATCACGGCGCTGATCCTCAACTGGCGCGATCTGGCCGAGCTGCTGATCCTCGCGCCGACCAAAGAGATCGCGCAGAATAGCTTCAAGCCGGCTGCCGCGATGGTGCGCGCATCGCCTGAGCTGTCGCTGATATTGAAGCCGATCGACCACCAGCGGATCATCAAGCATCTGGTGACCGGCGCTGAATTGATGGTGGTGGCGGCCGATGCGGAAATCGTCGGCGGTAAGAAGGCCGGCTTCGTGCTGGTCGACGAACTATGGCTGTTCGGCAAGCGGGCCAATGCCGAAGCGATGCTGGAGGAAGCCACCGGCGGCCTCGCATCGCGGCCCGAAGGGTTTGTCGTTTATCTGACGACGCATAGTGACGAACCGCCCGCCGGCGTGTTCAAGGACAAGCTGGACTATTTCCGGGGCGTGCGCGACGGCACCATCGACGATCCGCACGTCTTCGGCATGCTCTACGAATGGCCCGAGGCCATGATTGAGGCTCAGGCTTATCTGCAGCCCGAGAATTTCTACGTCACCAACCCGAACATGGGACGGTCGGTGTCGGAAACCTACATCGCCGGCAAGCTGAAGAAGGCGGCGGGCGGCGAGTTGGACGATGACGGCGACACCGGCAGCATCCAGATCGTGCTGGCCAAATATCTCAATGTCGAGATCGGCTTGCGCCTTCGGCGCGATCGGTGGCGCGGTGCCGACTATTGGGAGGCAGCGGCCGACAAGACGCTGACGCTGGAAAGCCTGCTGGAGCGCTGCGAAGTCGCGGTGGTCGGCGTCGATGGGGGCGGCCTGGACGATCTCTATGGCCTGTGCGTTGCAGGTCGGGAGAAGGTGACCGGGCGCTGGCTGTTCTGGTTCAAGGCATGGGCATGGCCTGACGTATTGAAACGCCGCAAGTCGCTGGAAAGCGTGCTGAAGGATTTCATGGAGGACGGCGACCTTGTGCTGTGCGAGGCCGCCGATGTCGGCAGCGGGCTCGACGTCGATCCGCAAGATTATGTGGTTCCGCAGGACATTCGCGAGATTGTCGAGATCATCGACCAGGTGAAGGCCAGCGGCCTTTTCCCGGAGCAGTCTGCGATCGGGCTCGATCCGCACGGGGTGTCCGACCTGGTCGATGAACTGGCCGATATCGAGCTGGAGGCGGGCGGCGCGGGTAATCCGGTGCAGGCCGTCGGGCAAGGCTATCGCTTGATGTCGGCGGTCGTGGGCCTTGCCCGCAAGCTCAAGTTCGGCGGCGCGGTCCATAACGGATCGCGGATGATGGATTGGTGCGTCGGCAACGCCAAAGAGGAAAAGGGCCGTTCGACGGTCATGATCGTGAAGGACGCGGCAGGGACGGCGAAGATCGATCCCCTGATTGCGGCCTTCAACGCTTTCAAACTGCTGGAGCTGAACCCGGTCGCGACCGGCAGCTTCGAATATACAGGGATCTAACCGCATGGGATTTATGGATCGCGCCCGTGCGGCTGCGCGGGCGTTTCACGCGTCCGACGCGCCCCTGATCGAACAGGGCGAAGGTCCGCGCTTCACTAGCGGGCCGATCGCGGCGACCGATGGCATGAGCGACGCAGGCGGCTTTACCGTAATGAACCTGCTGGGCGCCAATGGATCGGGCGCGCCGATGGGCGAGAGCCGGGCCATGTCGCTGACATCCGTGCTGCGCGCGCTAGAAGTGCTGTGCGGCCTCTTCGCCATGACGCCGTGCCACTATTATCGGAACACCGATGGCGGCAAAGAACGAGTCAACGACGCGCCGCAAGCGCTTATGTTCACGACCAGCGCCAACGCGGTTCAACCTGCCTTCCTGCTTAAGGAATTGATGCTTGGCGACCTGCTGATGCGGGGGAAGTTCGGCGCCTATATCCATCGGGACGCCCTCTATCGTCCCAATGCGCTCAGCCGCCTCCAGCCCGATGGCATCACGCCCGTCCAGCATTGGGACCGGGAAAGCGGGCTGGAAATGTTCTATGATGCCAGCCTGCCCGATGGCGCGCGCGAGCGCCTGACCCGCAACGATATCTGGTTCGTGCCTGGCTTCAGCCGGGATGGACTGGTCGGCGTCGATCGGCTGAAGCTGTTGGCCGATGCGATCGAAGGCGCAGCAGCGACCAGCGAATTTGCCCGGCGCTTCTGGGACAATAATGCGCAGCCTTCCACCATTTTGACCGCCAAGGCGCGGATCGCACCGGAAGAGAAGAGCAGGATCAAAACGGACTGGCAGGCCAGATTTTCGGGGCCGCGCAATGCTGCAGGCGTCGCGGTGCTGGATCAGGAGATGGACGCCAAGTTCCTGTCGCACGACAATAAGGCGTCACAATTCATTGAAGCGCGCAGCTTCAGCGTGGTCGAAGCTGCCCGCGCTTTCGGGGTTCCGCCGCATGTCCTGTTCGAGCTGAGCCGGGCGACCTTCTCGAACATCGAGCAGCAGAGCCTGGAGCTCTACCTGTACACGATGATGGGGCATTTCGGGCGGGCCGCAGCGCACATGACGCACCAGTTCGCGGAACCGGGCTGCTTCTATGAATTCCTGCCCGAAGCTCTGCTCAAGGGCGACATCAAGAGCCGGTACGAAGCCTACGCCATCGCCGTCGACAAGGGCATTCTCAACCCCAACGAGATCCGCCGCAAAGAGAACATGAACGATCGGCCCGGTGGCGAAGATTATCGCCTCGGTTCCGGTTCGCAGGTCGAAGGGCAGGAACGCCCTAGTGTCGACCACCGACCACCTTCCCCCACTCCAGAGCCGTCGGAGGACGAATGAACCAGCATATTCTGGCCGCGATCCGATCGCAGCCATGGGCCATCATGCCTGCCTATCTGGATGCGATCGAAGCCATCGCCCTGCGCATGATCGAGCATCCGACGCTGATCGAGGTCGAGCGCGACGGCCACCAGGCTCGCTTTAAGGCGGCCTCCGCCCGCATGGGCGAACGCGCGCCCGGCACCCGTACCGCCGCGTTGCGCGATGGTGTCGGATCGCTGCCGGTATTCGGTCCGATCTTCCCACGCGCCAGCGGCCTTTCGACGTCGGGCGCCACCACGATTGACGTGCTGGCGGCGGATCTGCGCGCACTAGAAGCGTCGTCGGACGTTCGCACGATCCTCATGACGATCGACAGCCCTGGCGGGGCCGTCGCCGGCATCCATGATTTCGGCCAGTTGGTCGCATCGATCAGCAAGCCGGTGTCCGTGCATGTGACGGGGCAGTGCTGCTCGGCAGCCTACTGGATCGCTAGTCAGGCACCCGGCGGCATCAGCCTCGATCCAACCGGTATCGTCGGCTCGATCGGCGTCTGTATGTCGACCAGCTTTCAGGAAAATGCGGACGCCGGGGGGCGGCGCTCGATCGACATCGTCAGCAGCGGCGCGCCGAACAAGCGCCCCGATCTGTCGACCGAAGAGGGCCGCGACGCCCTGCGGCCCACGCTCGACGCGCTGGAAGCCGTTTTCATCTCCGCCGTCGCCAAAGGGCGCGGCACCACAGAAGCTACCGTCCGTGCTGATTTCGGCAAGGGCGGCACCCTGACCGGTAAGGACGCCAAGGCCGTCGGCATGGTGGACCGCGTGGAGGCCGATGGCCTCGACGGGGCCATTCGCCGGCTCGCCCGCAGCGCCCCTCCGGCTGCGCCCCGGCGGACGGCCGCGGCGAACCGAAACGCTGTCGCGCTGCTGCGCGCCGGCTCGTAACAACCCAAGGAGACCATCATGCGGATTACCGCACTCAAAGCATCTCTGGCGGCCGTCATCGCGTCGATGGATGGAGCGCTGGAACTCGCGGCAAGCGAGGATAATCGTGATCTCACCGCCGAAGAGCAGACGCAGTTCGACGCCTGGCAGAAGGAAGCCGAAGGCCTGCAGGCGTCGATCAAGCGCGAAGAAAGCATCCTGGCGCTGAAAGCGTCGGCTGCGGCCCCGATTGTCGTCGGCGGCCCGGCTCCGACCGTGCCGGCGACGGTCAAACAGAAGATGGAGCCCGGCGCAATGGTCGGCCGTATTGCGGTCGCCATCGCGGCCACCGGCGGCAATGATCAGCGTGCCATGGCCAACCATGCCCAGCAGATCTGGGGGGATGAAACCGGCCAGATCGTCGCCAACATGGAACAGTCGACCAACGCCAAGGGCGGCTATCTGGTCGACACCGACTATAGCCGCGACTTCATCGACCTATTGCGGCCGCAGGTCGTCATCCGGCGCCTAGGCGCGCGCTCTGTGCCGATGCCTGACGGCAACCTGACCATGCGCAAGAAGACGGCCGGTACGCAGGCCAGCTATGTCGGCGAGCGCGTTCCGGCGCCGACCACCGACATGCAGGTCGGCCAGCTGACCATGAACGCCAAGAAGCTCATGGCACTGGTGCCGATCACCAACCAGCTGATCCGTCGCGCCAGTTTCGGCGTGGACAACCTGGTGCGCGACGATCTGCTGTCGTCGGCGGCGGTGAAGGAAGATCAGCAGTTCTTGCGCGGTGCCGTGGCCGCTGGCGCACCGACCGGCGCCCGTTATCTGGCGGCGGCGGGCAATGTGCTGGCGATGACGGCCGATCCGGATCTGTTGACCGTGTCGTCGGATCTGTCGCGCCTGATCCTTGCGGTGAAGAATGCCAACCTGCCGATGCTTAGCTGTGGCTGGGTCATGTCGCCGACGGTCAAGGAATTCCTTGCCAATCTGCGCGATGGCAACGGCAACATCGTCTATCCCTCGATCGAGGCCAACAATACGCTCAAGGGCTATCAGATCGGCGAGACCACTTCGGTTCCCGACAATCTGGGCGTCGGCGGGAATGAATCCGAGCTGTATTTCGGCGACTGGAGCCAGTTCCTGATCGGCGACACCTATCAGGTCGCCCTGGCCGCCTCGACCGAGGCTGCCTACGACGACAATGGCACGATCCGCGCGGCATTCTCCAACGACGAGACGGTCATCCGCCTGATCGAAGAGCATGACACCCAGCTGCGCTATGACCGCGCTGTCTCGGTCCTGACCGGCGTCACCTGGAAGCCGTAACCGGCAGCACCCCGGCGGGTGCATCCGTGCCCGCCCACTTTCTCGCAAGGAGGCCAATATGGCTGTGAAGTTTCTGACCCAGACGCAGGTCGGCACCCTTTACAACAAGGATGATGTCGCCGGCTTCGACGAAAAGACCGAAGAAGAGCTGATCAAGGCCAAATGTGCCGTGGCTGTGAAGCCGAAGGCGCCCAAGGAACCGGAAGGCTCCGGCCAGTAATCAGGGGGGCAGCGGCGATCGTCATGGCCGACATCATCACCATTGCTGCTGCGCGCGCCCATCTGCGCGTTGGAACCGAGGTTTCCGACGCGCAGATGGGCGACATCATCGCGGCCGCGACCGACGCGGTAGCCGGCTTCATGCAGCGCCCCATTACCGGCGAGGGCGGTTTTCCCGAGGGCGAGGTGCCCTTTGGCGTTATCCAGGCAATCAAGGTCATTATCGTCGAGCTATATGACAATCCGGGCGCGCCGATTGTCGATGAGGACGTGATGCGCGGCCTTGTCGGCTTCCATTCGCGGCCGTCCTTCGCATGAGCCGTCGGCGCGACAAATCGACCACCCGCGAGCTGGATAGCTTCGTGCGCATCGAGCAGCCGGTGGCCGACGAAAGTTTTGATGGTGCTGGGTCTGGTAGCTGGCGTCCGGTCGCGGAAGTGTGGGCTGGCATAGTCGATATCCTGCCGAGCCGGAGCGAGAGCCTGGCTGAAGGCATCAATATGAACAGGCGCCCTGCGCGGGTTCGCATCCGCAGTCGCTGCGATGTCACCACTGCCATGCGCATCGTCCATGGCGACCGCATCATGCAGATCGTCGCCGGTCCCGCTGATCTGAAGGGGCGGCCAGATCGGCAGGAGTATATGGTCGAGGATTATCGCCCGGCGGGCAATCCGGCCTGATGCCTACGGTTCGCGGAAAGGATGGGGTGAAGGGATATTTCGCCGCCCTTCCCAAGCAGGTTACCGACATGCTCCGCGGCGCGGGGCGCGCAGGCGGACGGGTTATCGCAGAAGAGGCAAAGGATCGGTCGGCGTCGGACGATGTCGCGCGCGACATCGTCGTCAGGACAAAGACCGATGATGGCCGGATCGTCGTCACCGTGACGGTGAAGCCCGGCTATAACTGGTTTCGCGCGCTCTGGCTCGAATATGGGACCGACCCGCATTTCATCTCGGTCGACGACAGCCAGCGTGGCGGCCAGGGTATCCGCCGGATCAATCAGAAGGTCGGAGCTGCCGTCGGAAACGGCTCGCTCGTAATCGGCGGCCAGTTCGTCGGCGCGACCGTCTGGCACCCTGGCGCGCGCCCCGAACCATTTCTGCGCCCGGCGCTGGATATCAAAGAGGCCGACGCGATCCGCGCGGCGCAAGCCTATATCAATTCCCGCATCGCGCGGGGCCAGATCGTCAGCAAGGACGAAGGGGACGATGCATGACCGGGGCCGATATCATCGGCGCACTGCTGTGCGCGGACCTGACCGAAGCTGCCCCGGTTCCGGCTGATCGGATCAAGGAAGACCGACTGCCCGACGGCATCGCGCTGCCGGCCCTACTGGTCCGAACGACCAGCAGCATCGACCGACAAGTGTTGATGCGCGGCCCGCTGGTGCGCCGCACGGATCGCATTTCGGTCACCGTCCGCGCCGTTTCGGTCAAGGATCGCAAGGCGGTGATCGGATGGGTCCGCCGCCGTTGTGCTGGCCTGACGGGCGATATCGGCGGCGCGCTTCGCGTGTCGATCCTGACCGCCGGGCTGGGGCCGAGCCTCAACGGCCCAGGCAACAGCTTCGAACAGACACAGGATTTCCGCGTCAGTTGGGACGCGGAGGATTGAGCAGGAGATAATCATGTCCACCACGAAAAGGGCCAAGATCGTTCGCGATTTCAAGGATGCCGGCACCGAGCGCAGCTTCATCGCCGGTGAAACTGTCGACCTGACCGCCGGCGAATTCGCGAATTACGAGGCCGCCGGCCTGATCGAAGCCGTCGCCGCGACCAAAGCGGCCGACGACACGAAGAAGGCCTGACCCAGTTCGTCCGCCCGCGCGGACGGTTCCCCGCCGGGATGACCCGGCTTGCCAGAAAGGACTAACATCATGGCATCCACCACTGCTGCGGGCACGAAGATCGCGATCTCGGCCGCTGCGCCTGCAACCGAAGATGCGGCCGGCTATGCCGCTCTGACCTACACCACCATCGGCGGCGTCGAACAGATCGGCGCGTTCGGTGCTTCGACCAACAAGGTCGAATTTCAGCCGCTGGACGGGGCGAAAGAAAAGCACAAGGGCTCGACCGACTATGGCTCGCTTCAGCCCTCCATGGCCCTCGACAATAACGACGCCGGCCAGACACTGCTGCGCACCGCCGCAGAGCCGGACAACAATGCGCTCTACTCGTTCAAGATCACCTATCCGACCGGCGAAAAGCGATACTCGCAAGGCCGCGTCTTCGGCTTCCCCGAGAATGTCGGAAATGCCGACAGCGTGATCATGGCGAACCCGACGATCGAGTTCAGCAAAAAGGTCATCAAGTCCGCCACCTAAGCTTTCCGGCATCTAAGCCGGTCCACTCGCATCAGCCCGCCCCGCAGATCGCGGGTCGCGGGGCGGGTTGGTGCACCTTCCCGCGAAAGGAACATTCAGTTGTACGATATCACCCAGCAGGCTGCGGCCGACACCACCGCCATTCATATCAAGGGGCTCGACGGCGTCCATCTGTACGCTGACGCCGACAAGGCGCAAAAGGTCCAGATCGTCATCTTCGGCCCTGGCTCGAAGCCCTATGCTGCTGTCGAGGCGCGTCAGACCAATCGTTCGCTGAAGCGGATGCAGGACAATGATGGCAAGCCCACCGTCGCCTCGCCGGAAGATCGCCTGGCCGAACAGGCGGAGGATCTGGCGGACATCACCGTCGCGTTCGAAAATCTCGGCTATCCGCCCGCTGGCGGCAAACAGGGCAAAGAGCTGTTCCAGGCGCTCTACGCTGATCCCAAGCTCGGCCATATCGCCCAGCAGGTTTTGAAGGCCGTGCGCGACTGGGGAAACTTCAAGCCCGCGCCGAGCGGGAACTAAAACTCTACGTGCGGCAGATGGCGTGGCTGCATGCCACGCCCAAGCCGCCGCCGGGAACGAAACGCGCGGCGGCCAAGGATCAGCCGCCGCCGATCAGCCGGATGGAGAAGCTGACGCGGGACAAGATCGTCCCGCAGATGCCGCCCAATCCCGCGCCGCACATCGTCAACCGGCTGCTGGAGATCGGCCTGACTGAGGCCGCGGGTATGGGAGCCGGGCCGATCAGCTGGCAAGCGATTGATGCCTGGTGCAATCGCACCGGGATCGATCTCCCGCCGTGGGAAGCCAAGCTGATCCGGTCCCTGTCGGTCGCCTATGTTGCCGAGGGGCGCGCAGCCGAAAGCGAAAACTGTCCGCCGCCGTGGCGGGCGCCCGTGACCAAGCGGGAAATGGAAGTCGAGCTGGCCCGCCTTCGCGCGGTGCTGGGATAGTCAACGTGGAGGTCGATCATGGATTATGATGACGCTGCCCTAGGCGTAGGGTTCGCGATCGACCCGGAAGGTTCATTCGAATCTCTGCGCCAGATCGAAGCGGCCATGAACACGACCGAGGCGAAGATCGTCGCCGATGCGGCCAAGATCGAGCGCGCGACCGGTGGCATGATCAACGTCGCGGGCGCGACGGTCCAGATGACTTCCCTTGGTAACGAGATGACCAAGACCAGCTTCAGGGCCGCAGCCGATGCCGCCCGGATCGAGAAGGCTGGCGAGCGCATGGTCCGTCAACTGGAGCGGCAAGCGGAGACCTTTGGCAAAAGCGCGTCTGAAATCCGCGATATGCGCGCTGAGATGCGGGCGGTTGAAGCCGACAGCCGTGGCTTGACCGAACTGGCCTCGCGACTACGCGCGGCGAGCGCCCAGATCAACCAGCTGGAGCAAGGCACCAAGCGCCTTCCGGGGCCATCGAACGCTGCGCGCGCGGCGACGCAAAATCTTGGCTTCCAGGTGCAGGATTTTGCCGTCCAGATCATTGGCGGGACCGATGCGTTGCGCGCCTTTGCCATGCAGGCGCCCCAGGCAGCAGGCGCAATGACGGGCTTTGAAGGCAAGCTGGGTTCCGTCGGCAAATTCCTCAATGGCCCTTGGGGCATTGCGATCACGCTCGGCATTACCTTGCTCGCAGGCTTTGCCGATAAGCTCGGGATGGCCGGAAACGCGATCGACGAGACTGTAGACAAGCTAAAGGATCAGGCCCGGCAGTCGGACATCACGCGACAGGCACAGGAGCGCTTCAAGGACTCGGCCGAAGGTGTGGCCGCCGCGATCCGCGATGGGACCGAGGCAACCAAGGGTTCGCTGGAAGCCCTGCGCTCATCGGCAGAGCAGGCCAACATCAACGCCCGCCGGAATTACGAGTTGGCGCTCAGCAAGCGGCAGTTGATCCGTGACGAGCTGGAACATGCCAAGATCCTTGCAGAAAACGCCAAAGGCAGCTGGATCGGGGCGAATGGCCCAAATGGCGCGCAGTCCATCGTGGCCAACCAATATGCGGCTGAAGTCGACCGGATCAACAAGCTACTTGCCGAGCAAAACGGGCTGATCGCCCAGGCGCAGGCGCGGATCAACGTTACCAACATCGATATCGCCGCTGAAGCCGCTTCCTTCTCTGTGGATCCCATCAAGCGCATCAACGCCGCCTATGATGATCAGGTGAATGCGTTGAAGCGCCTGGCCGTCGAGCGCGCCCAGAATGGACAGGCGGTCGATGCCAATATTGCAGGGCTCTCCAGCGAATTCACGAGGATCGAGCGCAACAGAGCCGGCGCGCTCAAAGCCGAAGAGGATCGGCAGGCGGCCCTGAAGCAGACGAACAACGAGATCGGCCGCACGATCACGCTGCTAGAGGCGCGCGCTATCGCTGAAAAGGCTGGGGGGCGCGTGACAAGTGACCAGCGGAGCTATGCCCAACAGCAGGCGCTGTACGACAAGTATATGGCCTATAAGAGCGGCACCGGCCCTTGGGCGGCGCTGGCAGCGAAGCCGGGCACCAGCAATCATGAACTTGGTCAGGCGCTCGACGTCGCCAAATCCGACGGGATGACCCTCGCCAAATTGGTGAAGGCCTATCGCGCTGCGGGCGTCAAGCTGACCGAAGCGCTGGACGAAGGTTCGCATTTCCACATCGCCTGGGCTGCGGGGAAGGCTGTCACCGAGGCGGCGAAAGAAGCCGATAAGGTCGCCAAATGGTTGGAAGAACAGCGCCTCAAGGCGCAGGGCAACGTCTGGCAGCTCGCGCAGGACATCGGTAAGCGCAACGCGGAATTCGGCAAGGATGTCCCCACGCTCGGATCGCGCATGCTGCAGGAAGAGCAGGATGCTGCCGATCTGCTGCGCGCCCAGCAGGAATTGCGCCGCGAAGTGATGAGCGCTTTCATGGACGATCTCGATCGTGTGTCGGACCGTGTCGACGTGGTTGCGGCCAATATGCGCGATGCGTTCGGCAGCGTCGGTGGCGCCATCGGCGGCCTGATCACGGTGCTGGACGAATATGGCAAGCGCCAGGCCGAGATCGACAAGCAACGGGAGCTGGGCGGCCTGTCGGCGAAGGAGCAGGCCAGCCTGCGCCAGCAAGAGTCCGATAATCAGATTGCCGGGATGGTTGCCCTGACCAGCGCCGCCAAGGGCCTCTTCAGCGAGCACAGCAAGGGTTACAAGGCGATGGAGGCGGCCGAAAAGGCGCTGACCGTCATCCAGCTAGCCCGCACGGCGGTGGACGTTGCCGGCGGCGCGGCGCGCATGTTCGCCACGCTCGGCCCTTATGCCTTCCCTGCCGTCGCCGCGATGCTCGGCGTTATGGCGTCGCTCGGCTTTGGCGGCAGCGGCTCGGCCGGCACGCTGCCCAAATCCAACGACGGCACCGGCACGGTACTGGGCGATGCGTCGGCGAAGTCGGAGAGCATCAAGCGCGCGATCGACAGCCTGAAGGAGGTCGACACCGTCATGCTGGCCTATTCGCGCCAGATGGCGGCCTCGCTGAGCGCGATCGAGAGCAACATCTCGGGGTTCGCCGCGCTGGTACTGCGGACCGACAACGTCAATGCGTCCGCCGGCGTGAACACCGGCTTTTCGCAGGACACGACCGGCAAGGTGCTGGAAGGCATCATCACCGGCGGCGGCCTGTTCTCGAAGATCCCGGTGGTGGGCGGCATCATCGGCGGGATCGGCAGCATCATCGGGTCGCTGTTCGGATCGAAGACGAAGGTGGTCGGCAGCGGCCTTTATGGCGGCGCGCAGAGCCTGGAGGATATCCTGTCGGGCGGGTTCGATGCCTCCTATTACAGCGACATTCAGAAAAAGAAGAAGCTGTTCGGTCTGACCACCTCGACCAAATATTCGACGCAATATAGCGATGCCGACAGCGGCCTTGAAAACCAGTTCACGCTGATCCTGCGCGAATTCAACAATGCGATCCTGGCCGCCGCCGGCCCGCTGGGCGTCGCGACCAGCGAGATCCAGCAGAAACTGAACGGCTTCGTCGTCAACATCGGCAAGATCGACCTGCAGGGACTGACCGGTGATGAGATCGAAGAGAAGCTGACCGCCGTGTTCGGCGCGGCGGCCGACAAGATGGCGCAGGCCGCTTTTCCCGGCATCGAGAAGTTCCAGGCGGTGGGTGAAGGCCTGTTCGACACGCTAGTGCGCGTCGCGTCCACCGTGGAGAGCGTCACCTCCTCGCTGTCCATGCTGGGATCGTCAGCCAGCGGCATGAGCATCGACCTGAAGATGGCGCTCGCCGACCAGTTCGACAGCGTCAGCGATTTCAGCAGCGCGGTCGATTCCTACTTCGAGACCTATTACACGAAGGAGGAACAGGCCGCCGCCCGCACCGCGCAATTTGCGACCGTGTTCGACAGCCTGGGCCTTGCCATGCCGAGCACGCTGGCCGCCTTCCGCCAGCTGGTCGACGCGCAGGATCTGACCACCAGCGCCGGCCAGGCGACCTATGCCACCCTGCTGCAGCTGGCCCCGGCCTTCGCCGACCTGCAATCGGCCCTCAACGGCGCCAAAAGCGCGGCCGATATCCTGTCGGAGCGTCAGGATCTGGAAAAGCAGCTGCTGGAGCTGCAGGGCAACACCGCCGCGATCCGCGAAATGGAGCTGGCCAATCTCGACGAGAGCAACCGCGCGCTACAGCAGCAGATCTGGGCGTTGCAAGACGCGCAGGACGCCGCCGACGCGGCGCAGAAGCTGAAGGACGCCTGGTCGTCGGTCGGCGACAGCATCATGGATGAGGTCAATCGGATCCGCGGCATCACCGATGGCACCGGCACGGGCAGCTTCGCCCAGCTGCAAGGTCAGTTCAACGCCGCCGTCGCCGCCGCCAAGGGCGGCGACCAGGATGCCGCCGGCACGCTGCCCAGCCTTTCGCAGGCGCTGATCCAGGCGGCGGAGTTGGCAGCCACGAGTCGGCAGGAACTGGACCGGGTCAAGGCCCAGACCGCTGCGTCGCTGGAAAGCGTCTATGCGTCGGTGCTGGCATTGGCTGGTGGGACCAGCACGACCGGCGTTGCCACCGGCTCCGGCGCGCCGACCGGCACCATCCTGGAGGCGGCAGCGACCGCCGCACAGGCTTCGGCCAGCACCAGCGATAGCGACAACGTTGTGACCGAGCTCAAGGCACTGCGCGCCGAGGTCGCCCAGATGCGCAGCGAGAATAACAACGGCCATGCCGCCACCGCCAGCAACACCGGCTCGATCAAGAAGACGATGGACAATGTCACGGCGGATAGTGGTGGCGACGCCATCAGCGTCGCAGGGACCAGAGCCGCATGAAGGTCATCACCGCTGCCGGCGCGATCGAGATCGGCACGACCGAGACCGCCCCGACCATCGGCCTTACCGACTATAGTCGCCGGGTAACCGACGACTTCGGCGTCACCACCGTGGTAAAGCGCAATTTCTCGCGCACCATCTCGGTCCGCGTGCTGGTGCCGACGGTGAATGTCGACGCGCTCCAGCGCCAGCTGGCCGCCCTACGCGCGACGCCGGCGTTGTGGGTGGCGGACGATCGGTTCGACAGCCTGTCGGTAATGGGCTTCTACAAGGAAATGTCGATCGACCTTGCCATTCCTCCCGTCAGTTATTGCACGCTGACGATCGAGGGGCTGGCGGAGGAAGGCGGCTATGCTGATCCGGGAACCGATCCGGCGCCCGATGGCCAGCCCTCGACCTTCCAGCTGCTGCAGCCGGTCACGATCGATGATGCGGCGTTCGTCACTGCGTCCGTGCCGGAAGACGATTATCCGGCATGGGCGGCCGGCCCCGCCTATGCGCTGGGTGCCCGCGTGATCCGCGCGCACCGGATCTACGAGAGCGCGGCCGATGATAATCAGGGCAACGAGCCGGAGGGCGTGTCCGGGCTGTGGATCGACATCGGTCCGACCAACCGCTGGGCGATGTTCGACCAGGCGCTGGGATCGCTGACCGAGGCCGAGGACATGATCGCCGTGTCGGTGGAGCCGAAGGGGACCATCAATGGCGTCGCGCTGCTCGATGTCACGGCCGACACCGTCCGCGTCATCGCTGGCGGCTATGACCGCACCGTGGCGCCGGCGGCGACGCCCGGCATGGTGGCATTCCTTGATATGCCGGCGTTCGCCGGCGAGGTGACGGTGATCCTGCATGGCGATGGGCCGGTGTCGGTCGGCACGCTGATCGCCGGCACGCTGCTGGGGCTCGGCAATACCGAGGCCGCGCCCACGGCCGCCATCATCGACTATAGCCGCAAGGAAACCGATGATTTCGGCGAGGTGACGCTGGTCGAACGCGCATGGGCCAAGCGCATGACCGCGCGCAGCCTGATCAACACGGCCGCGATCGATGTCGTTGCCGGCCGCATTGCCAATGTCCGCGCGACGCCCGCCCTGTGGATCGGCAATGAAGCGCTGGAAAGCGTGACGATCTACGGCTTCTTCAAGGATTTCTCAATCGAGGTCGGGGAGCATGTCAGCACCCTGTCGCTGTCCGTCGAGGGGCTGGGCGCGGCAGCGAAGATCGCCCCGCTGATCCCCGAGCCCGATATCGGCTGGACCGACGTCAAGGATGATGACCCGGCCCACCCCAAGCCGGAGGATGGCGCGACCGTTGGCGCGCCCGAGGGAACGCCGGTTGGCGCCGGCACCGCCAAGGATGTCATTGACGCCCTGCTGGCGCTCGGCTCGGTCACCGACCCGGCGGAGATCGTTGCCGGCGCGCAGGCTCTGGTCGGCCGGGCGCGCAGCCTCAGCCTCGCGCTGTTCGATGTTCAGCTGCTGGGCGAAGAGCGCAAGGCCCGTTGGGAGAATCTGACCCATTTCGACGGCGTCGCGGTCACGACCCGCGTTCGCCAGGAGATCGACGAGCGGGTCGAAGGCCAGACGGCGATCGTCACGCGGGTCAACGAGATCGAAGCGGCGGCGACCGATGGTGTGTCGGCCGCCATGGCGGCGATCAGCGACGAAAGCGAGGTCCGGGCATCGGCAGACGAGGCCGAGACGCATCAGCGCGAACTGGCGATCTCGCTGGTCCATACCGCAATCGACGATGTGGTCATCGATGTGCAGGCCGCGATTGATGAAGAGGCGCATACGCGCGCCGACGCAGTGTCAGCGGAGACCGATCAGCGCGAACTGGCCATCTCGCAAATCCGGCTCGATATGGATGGCGCGATCGCGGATGTCACTGCCGCGATCGAGGATGAAGCGCAGACCCGCGCCGATGATATTGCCGCTGAGACGGACCAGCGCGAACTGGCTCTCTCGCAGTTCCGCACGGATCTCGATGACCTTGCGACCGACACGATGGCCGCGATCGGCGATGAGGCGCGGACGCGGGCCGACGAGATCTCGGCGGAGACCGATCAGCGCGAGATCGCGCTGTCGCAGATCCGGCTGGATATCGAAGGCGTATTCACCGACGCGCAAGCCCTGATCTCCGATGAGGCGCAGACCAGGGCCGATGATGATGCGGCCGAGACCCTGGCGCGCGAGCTGGCGATCTCCACCTTCCGAACCGATGTCGACGAAATGATCGGCGTGGTGACAGCGGCGGTCCAGCAGGAAACCGAGACGCGCGCCAGCGAGACCGAGGCTCTGGCTCGTGACATCGAGGACGTCAGCACGACGGTGGGCGAACATACCGCCAGCGTCTCGCAGCTGCTGGAATCCGTCGATGGGCTCAGCGCACGCTGGGGCGTGCGGATCGTGCGCGAAGGCCCCGGTGGCGCGCCTGCGGTGTCGGGTGTCATGCTCAACGACGACGGCGAGCAGTCCGATTTCACGGTGCTGGCGGACAAGTTCCGCATGTTCTCGACCACGGGCGGCGACCGCACCGAATATAGCGAGGGCACCTGGCGCGTATATGCGGGTTCGGTGCTGACGGTCTGGGGCATCTCCTTTGGGTCCGCCAACCAATTCACCCGATGGACGGGGCCGGCAGTCGCCAGCCTTTCGGAATGCACTGAAGCCAATGCCACCGAATATGTGAAGACCAATGGTGAAGCCTATTATGCCGGCGGCCTGTCGAGCGGCACACTGAAGAATGAGGCTATGTCGACGCTGGTGTCGGAAACTGCCTTCGTGACGATTGGTCCATTCTCCAGCAACGGCGGCCCCGTCGATGTGAATATGTCCGCCATGTATTCTCGTGAGCAGACAGCCAATGCCGGCACCGCCGGGATCTCGGGCACCGGATCGGGCACGCTGGTGCTGGAGTGGGGCTGGAACGGCACCGACTGGAACTATCTCGCGACCGTCGGCGCGTCACAGTATCAGCGAGAAGTCGAGGTTGATGGCGACCCGTCCGTGCGCGACCGGATCAAATGGGCGATGCGGATGGCGTCGACCTTCACTTGGACGCCTGGGCCGCTCAACAACATCTATCTGCGCCTGCGCTGGTCCGCGTTCGCCTTACCCTCGATCGGCGGTGGCTCGCTGACCTTCCCTGACGAAATCCAGCGCACCAGCATCATCGCGGTCGAACAACCTTAAACCCTGCAGGAGTATGGCCATGGCCGATCAAAACGCCGGCGCGCCCGGCGTCGAAGAATTGCGCGCGCAGTTTGACGCGCTTCAGCGCCAGATCGCGGCGGCCACCGTCGGCAAGGCCGAGAGCTTTGTCGCCCTGATGGCGAGCCCCGAGCTCGACGACATGATGACCGGCCTTACAAACGCCGTCGCAGATCTGGACGAAGCCACGCGCAAGCGGGTCGCGTCGTGGGTCAAGATGCGCGCCGGCATCGTCGCTCTGTCCGCACTGGAGCTGAAGCGGCTGCGCGGGCTGGCGGCCGTCGCAGACGGGGAGCCGGCCAATGGCGGTTGAGGATCAGCTGGCGACGCTGATCGATCGCAACGCCAGTCTCTTCTCGGCCTATGAGAATTTCTCGAACAGCCAGACTGCGCTGATCGTCGGCACCCGTAACGACCCGGCCAGCTTCAATGCGGCTGGCGGCAAGACGGGCGATCTGGGCTTCTACCCGGTCCGCAATGCCAACGGCACAATCCTGTTCATGCCTTGCCTCGATCGCATTCAGGCAACGCTGGAGGCCGGATTGCTCAACAATCCGTCGGTCGGCAATCTGAGCGCGAGGGTGTCGGAGGTCGAGGCCGTGGGCTTGCGCGCGCCCAAGGGCGCCGGGCAGCAGCTGATGGGCTCCAGCAACATCGCGGAGAGCGGCAATGGCGCGCGCGTGCCGGCCTGGCGCAATCCCACGCCGACCGATCTCATGTCGCGAAAGGCGCCTACGGACTATCGCTATCTATTTGATGTCCTGAAGGATGCCGGGGATTCGATCGAGAATTTCATGTCGCCCAAGGCGACGGCGACCAGCGGCGGGCCGCTCGACCATTTTGCTGCCTTCAATCGCGGCGCGGTCGACAAGTCCTGCTCGCGCCTGCTGCTGAACCGGCCGACCTATTATTTTCGATCCGGCATCGGGTCCAAGCTCAAGAACATGGTCTTCGTGTCCGGCTCGGTCGCCGGCGGGCGGCCCACGGTCATCTTCGAAGATGAATTGCACCACATGTTCGACCTGGGGTCGGACTGTGAAAATCTGCGGTTCGAAGGCCACTGGATCGTCGCCTTTCGCGACACCCCAGCCTCCAGCTCTATCTACGGCCTGTCGTGCAGCGGCGTCCGGAATGCATATTTCGAGCGGCTGACCATCCTCAATACGCAGGGCGGCGCGCGCTTTGTCAGCACGACGGCCAACATCTTCATCCGCTGGCTCGACCTGCCGGCGGGCGCGCGCTTCGCCACGGCCAGCACGATCAGCAATGTCGTGATCGAGCGCCTGACCGGTGGTGACACCAGCACGATCGGCGCCGGCCACGACATCAAGATCGGTGTGCAGCTGCCCGCCATCCTGTCGAGCATCGGCCTGCTGACCGCGACCGCCAACAAGCAGATCCGGTTCAACAGTTCTGCCCTGCCGACGCTGGAAGACGCCATCGGGCCGACGTCCTGGACGCCGATTGTCACCTGCGCGACCCCCGGCGATCTCAACACCAGCGGCCTTTCAACCAGCGGCACCTATTGGAAGGACGGGCGCTATCTGACGCTCGACTATGTGATCTCCGGATCGATCAGCTACACGGTGGGCACTGCGCTCGGCGACTTGCGGATCGGTGGAGTGCCCTTCCTCTTCAGCGGCACCACTTCCCAGCCCATGGACCCGCCCAACACCGTCCCGGCCGCATGGGCGTGGCCCGGATCATCCCCAACGGTCTTCTATGCGACGCCCGTCGGCTCGCAGAACTATTTCATCCTCGTCGGAAACAAGTCGGGCTCCAGCTACTCGACCGCCCAGATCAGCATGTGGGCGCCCAACGCCGCCAGCATCACCTTGCGCGGCCGGATCCGCGCCATGACCAGCTCCTAGGAGATATTCCATGTATCTGATCACCCATCTCCATGGCCCGATCGAGGTCAGGGAAACGATCAGCGTCGAAGTCGGGGGCGTGATCCACGAAATCCCAAATCACCGCGTGCTCAACCCTGGCGACGATATCAGCGGGGAGCCGGCGGAGCTGCAACAGGCATGCACTGATTGGTGGACGCAGGCCCGTGTCGCTGCCTTCGAGCTGAGCAAGGCGGAAGCGGCTGCGCAGTATGGGGACGATGGCGATGCCGAATAAGAGCGCCGTCTTCATCGGCTCCACAGAATGGTCAATCATCGCTGCAATCGCCTTCCGGCGTGAGCTGCGCGACATTGGCTATGCCGGCGATGTCCAGGTCGCGCTGATCTCTCCGTCCCGGCACCTCGACGGCATCACCATGACCGGGCCGAGCGCGACTGACATCGGCAAGCCCGGCAAGCGCAACCGGAGCCTTTATCTCGAATGGTATCGCCTCTGCGGCCGTCCCTATGGCCTGACGGCCGCCCGTGTCGTCGAGCCGCGTGTCGCCGAAATGACGTTCATGCGCATGCTGAGCGCTGAAGGCATCCAGATCTATCAGGCCCGTCAGGTCGCCGAGACCGAAGGCGCCGTGGTCCGGGATGGCGGCGGCGGCATCACCTCCGTTACGATGACGGATGGATCGGTCTTCACCTCCAACTATTGGTTTGATGGCTCGATCTGCATGGATCTGCTGGGCCGCGCGGGCACCGAAGGGGTGCATTGGCGCATCGGATCGGAGGGCGAAGCCGAATATGGCGAGAGCCTGGCGGGCTATGGCAAATTCGGGATCGAGAAGAATGGCGTCGCGATCTCCACCCAGATCAACGGCGTCAACCGGCCGCAGGTCTGCGACCCGCCGGAGCTCGCTGTCGGCGCTGCCTATGATGGGGTCCAGGCCTTCGGCCCTCGCATGCAATACACCCGGCAGCCGGGCATGTTCGTGGCCTGGGACAAGGCCAAGGTCAACGGTGTGTCGATCCTTGAGGGCTATGATCGCGAGCAGGTGGCGTTCCTCGCCAATATCCAGAGCCGCGAAGGTGACATCGACAATGTCGGCATCGGCGGCGGCAAGTTCCAGGACAATGGCGACTATATCCTGACCGATGCCACGGGCCGGCCCCGACATTGGGACTATGCCCGCCTGACCTATGCCCAGCGCGACCAGTTCCATACCGACTGGAAGCTGTTCGCCGCGCGGTGGAATTATTTCCGCGCGTTCGACCCCGCCTTTGCCGGTCCGATGCAGGACAGCATGTCGCGCCTCTCGTTCAACGAGGATGGTTCGCCTGCGCTGGATGACAACGGCAACCAGCTGCGTGTTTCGACCTGCGGCTATCCCAAGGACGAGCATACCGACAACGACTATCTGCCGCGCCTGCCTTATCCGCGCGAGACGCGCCGGCCTATCGGCAATTATGTTCTCACGCAGATGGACCTGTGCATCACCGATCCGCTCGCGCCGCGCAATGTCTTCAAGGCGACCGGGTGCGCCATCGGCGGCTATTCGATGGACACCCATCCGGACATGTGGGAGCGGACCGGGCCGAACAGCTTCATCATCAGCGGCACGCGACCCCACGCCACGACTGGCGTGTCGGTCTATGATCAGGGCTACGGCATCCCGTTCGAAGCCCTGTATCACAGCGACATTCCCAATCTGATGTTCGGCTATCCGGCCTGTACGCATAGCGCCTGGGGCTCGATCCGGATCGTCCTCAACCTGTGCCTCGCGGCCGAAGCGGCCGGGCGCGCGATGGCGCGGGCATTCGCCGCCGGCATCCCCATCACCGCGACCGATGTGCCGGCGCTGCGCGCCAAGCTCACTTCGCTAGGCCTCTACGTCGACCCGATCCCGATCGGCACCGACCCCGAAGATCCGGAAGATCCGGAAGATCCTGACACCCCGGATGACGATGATGATGAGACCGGGGGCTGATTGAACATGAATATGCAACAGGGAGCAAAGGCGATGGCGCCAGGATTTGAGGCGATGATCGCCAAATATATATGGATATGGGTTGGGCTGACGTTCGGCTTTGCGGCGAAATATGCCCTGTTGCTCAAGCAGGGTGTAAAGGTGAAGGCTCGGCTTATTGTCGCGGATTTGCTGATCCTGCCGATGGTGGCGCTGATCGCCTATTCGCTAGTCAGGCAGGCCGGGATTGAAGCTGAAGGTGCAGCGCTGCTGACGGCGTTCGTCACCGTCTGCGCCGACCGTGTCATCAAGCTCTATACAGAACGGTTCATGCGCCAAGTGGAAGCGGTCACGCTTCGCGATGTGGCTCGCGACGTAATAGAGAGCAGCGGTCAGCTTCGGCAGGCTGTCCAGAAGGTGGAAAGCGCAAAGGCTGTCGTTGAAAGGCCAGCTACTACGTCGCTGTCAGGAAATGAGCAGTAGCACGGCACCAGCAGCAAACCACAGTGCACCCGCCAAGGGTATTGCATAGAGAATACCTTTAAGGGCCGCCGATGTCTCAGTCTCACGTGGGTGAATGATCATTATGCCTCTCCTGTCATTGCATGGATCAATTCCCACCGGCGAGTTTCGGTTCCCGACACTCTGGAGGGGGTGCGCATTCAGGGCGCTGACGCGCGATCGGGCCAAGACCGCTTTTGACACCTCTTTAAGCACCATGCCGCGCTGAGCGGCCTATCCCACAGGAGCATCTATGGACACGAAACCGGTGCAACTCCGGCTGCAAGCGGCTGGCCATTATTCCGGCGAGATCGATGGAGACTTCGGGCCGCTCAGCTATGGCGGCCTGTTCTCCTATGCCGGCGGCGCTGTCAGCGCGCTCACGCGCGATCTGGGCAGGGCGGCAGCCGAGATGTTCCCGCGCTATGCCATCGTCACGCCGCTGCGACTGGCGCACGCGCTGGCGCGCTGGGCGGTCGAGACACGCGGCTTTCGCGTCATGGAAGAGGATCTGAACTATTCGGCGAAGCGGATTGTCCAGGTCTGGCCCATCCGGTTTCCGACGATCGCTGCGGCGCAGCCCTATGCCGGCAAGCCGCAGGCTCTCGCCAACAAGGTTTATGGCGGCCGCTATGGCAATGACAATGTCAACGACGGCTGGATCCATCGCGGGCGTGGCCCGACGCAGTTAACGTTCGAAGACAATTACCGCCAGGCGAAGGTGCTGACCGGCATCGACGTCGTCGCGAAGCCGGACCTGGTGTCCGAGCCTCACACTGGTCTGTTGGTCGCCTGTGCTTATTGGGATGCCCACAAGATCAACGCGGCCGCCGATCGCGACGACGTCACGGCCGTATGCCGGCTGGTGCAGGGCTGGACCGGTGGGCTGGTCGAGCAGAAGGCCTATTTGACCAAGCTGAAAAAGGTGCTGATCTGATGCCGCTCGTCTTCCTGCGCCGCTACTGGCCACAGGCAATTGCGATTCTGGCGTTCGCCCTGATCGGCATTTACGCGACGGTCCAAACGTTCCGCCACCAGTCTGCCGTCGCAGAGCTCGAGACGGAACGGCTGGGGAGAGCCAGCGACCGTAAGGATTACCAACGCGCCCAGGCGGAGGCAACGGCCAACGCCCTATCTGACAAGATGAGAAAGGAGGCCGAATATGCAGCGAAGGCCGATGAAGCCGATGCGCGCTATGCTGATCTGTCTGGCCAGTATCGCGCTGCCGTCCTGCGCTACCAAGCCGCTCAGCGTGCGGCCAGCAAGCCCGATCTGCCCGGCACCTCCAAAGCCGCCCAAGGCGGCGACGGACCCGGTGGAGGTGCCATCATTCCTGCGGGCGACATTCTGATCCCACAGGCCGATGCGCTGATCTGTGCGGAGAACACTGCGCGGCTTGAGGCGGCGCGGGCTTGGGCCTTGTCGATCGGGGAAAGGTGAACCCGACGCAACTGTATTTCGGGGGGAAATAAGGGGTGCGCGCCGGGCTCAAGTCTCAGATAGCAGCGCTGTATGAATAACGCCAGCTTCCTCACGAGAAGGCGCTCCCACTGCGTATCACGCCAACGTAAGACCGCGTCAGGAGCCTCGTGACCATACAGGCGTGCTTAGATAAAAGCCACCCGTACATACCAGCTTCGCTCCATTGAGGCATACGGGACAGGTCCCCGTTACCGAACCTTCCGGCGCCGACGGCGTTGAGGCGATCATGATCTATCTGCAGCACGCCCTAATGGCTTTGGCCGCCCAGGCCCTTATTGGGCTTACGACTGGAAATTGGTGGGCAGGGGCAGCGCTAGGTTCAGCCTATTTTGTTGGCCGAGAAGTTGCGCAAGCAGAGTATCGCTGGATTGAGTGGTTTGGAAAAGGTCGACGGGCAAACATGCCGCATTGGGGTCGGTTCGATCTGCGCGTGTGGCCCAAGCTCGATCAGTGGCTGGACTGGATCGCGCCCACGGTAGCGACATGCGCGTTGGCGATGGCGATGAGTTAACGTTGCATAGGCGGGCAGGCTCCGACGCAAGTAACCCCGCCCGCCTCAGGCGGGTCGCTACGCTTTGAATTGCGGGCGGGGTATCCAGAAAATCGGGCAGTCCAAGCCGATTCTCGGGATCGTTGTCGCGTATGAGCGCGAAACACGAAGAGGCAACTCTCCCTGTCGAGTTAACCTCAGCCGACCACCCACTGAAGGCCGGCTAAGGTTAATTGAGAGGGGCGAAAAACCCTGCACTCAGCGGTGCAGGGCAAGTCGGGCCGCGCAAGCCATGGAGACTTGCGAGGGCATAACCCGTCTTGGCAGTCATTGTTTCCACGAAATAATGACGGATACGAAATTTACGTTGGGCCACTGGGGCCTGAGTATGCCCGAAGCGCCTTGAGACTAGCCGCCGCGAACTGTGTCATCCTTTCGCGCCAGTAAGAGTGTGCCGTCTCCCACTCCCGCCATTCGTCGTCAGGGTTGGACGAGATCTGCGTTTCCCACATGGACCGCGCCATATCCTCGATAAGCGCTTTTTCATCGTTAGCGCTGCATATCCGACATCTGCTCACACCTTAGTCTTTCCGGTCCAAGCTGCAGACATGCTCTTCCCACACAATCGCGCCGACCATGAACGGGCTATCGTCTCGCTGTCCTGCTCGCATTTCGTCCAGGAATTGGCGGTTACCGTGCCCCTTTTTTGAAAGCGCATCGGCAACCACTTGGCGAATGTCCTCAATCTTCGGCATCAACGAAGGCCGGGAATATGCTGAAGTCCTCCGGGGTGAGCGGCCCAGTCAGCATCTTGCGATAGATATTTGGGCTCTGCGCCTTCAAGTCGATACCGCAATCCTCCGCCTCAGCCACAAGATTGAAGCGCGCACGAAGCGAGGCAAGCACAAACTCCGGCGCTACATCCTGGTACCGAGCGGCAAAGCCCGCGATCGTTCGCACGCTGCTACCGGCATTGCGGATCAGCCCAAATCCCTCTTCAGCATCTTCCACAGTGAATGGCACCTTGTTGAGCGCGGCACAGGCGTGCTGCCACTCGGCGTAGGGGGCGCCTTCTTCCAGCAACGGTTCCATCGATCTTCTCCTTCGAGTCGGTGACCCGACTATAGAACGAAATGAGAACAAACGGGAGTATGTTGACTCTCTGCCTGCCGCGAACCACCGTGTACTCATGTGCAATCGGGCAGAGCGCGGCGACACGCAAAAGGTGCTGAACTTGTTCGGCGCGCGCAAAGGCGCTCGGTTCAACGAGGGGCCACTGGAGACGCACCCGGCCCAGCCCGGTTCGATCGTTCGCCCGGAGGATGGTGAGCTGGTGCTGGAGCAAATGACGTGGGGTTTCCCGCTTGCCCAGAAGAGCAAGAAGACCGGGAAGCCGCTTAAGCCGAAGCCCGTGAATAATGCGCGTTTTGACAAGCTGGGCAGCTATTGGAAGCGCTGGGCAGCCGATCCGCGTAATCGATGCTTGATCCCCACTGCGCGCTATGCCGAAGCCGTTGGCGAGCCGGGCCATATGACCGAGACGTGGCTGTCGGTGAAGGACCAGCCCATTTTTGCCTGGGCGGGGCTTTGGACGAACAGCGATGAATGGGGCGGCGTCTACACCGGCGTCATGACCGACAACGCGCCCGAGCTTATCGACATTCATGACCGGTCGCCGGTGATCCTCGATCCGGCCGATTGGGACACCTGGCTACATGCACCACTTGACGAGCTATACCAGTTCGATCGGCCATATCCTGCCAACCGCATGATCGTGCAAAATACCGATAAGCCGTGGTTCCGGCGGAAGGGTGAAACGCCGATAGGGCGGAATTTGCTCTAGCGACGCGAGCGCTGAATGAAGTCCCATCAAAATCCTGTGGGGGCAATGCTCGCACGAGTGAAACTACAGTATCTCGTTCTCGACGCGCACAAGATAATCAAATGGCGAGCCCGTGGTTCCTTTGATGCTTGCGAATGGCTTTGTTACACTCAATCCTGCGAGAGCGGACGCACCAAAAACGGTAGCAGCCGCCGAAAACGTCATCGCTGGACCTCCCATCAAGGCCGCAGCCAACGCACTATTAGCAACAAGGCTTTTCATCGCGTCGGTAATATTGAAAGATATATCGAGGCTCACTCTCCGTTTTCTCCAATTTTTCTCACGGAAAACTTTAAGATAATTATTCATCTCCAAATCGAATTTTTCGAATGCTAATCGAAATTCAGCGGAGTTTTTCCCATGGCCGGCAACGGATAAGCAAAGCTCTTCGACGTAATACCGAAGCGCGAGAAGTTCAGATCTTCGTCTTTCTCGGAACACCAAAACGTCGTCAATTGGAACATCTTTTTCAGGAACAACAATAATTTTATTAATCTTCAACGATAGGGAAATTTCGCTCCCTAATTCTAATCCCTGAAGAGGCGGCGCGTCGGATGGTCGCCAGATGGTCCAGCAACCTGGTTCGATTTCATCGTGCTTTTGAAAAGCAGCGAAAGGAATTTTATTGAAGTAATCACTAGGGATCTCTCCCTCTTGCTCGATTGAACTATTTTCTAGGATTCCGACATCCGCAAGGCCTTCAGGATTTAAATCCCCCATTATTATTGCCGAATTTTTCGGGTAATCCAGCCTATCACAAAAAAGAAGGGCCGAACGCAGAGTATGCGCAGATACGGCTCCGTTGCCGCCAACTTCCAATGCTGATCGATTTGTTCGCCGAATGTTGATTGAGTTCCAAACTACTGCTCCGCGCTCTCCATCGTCTAACTTTGGAGCGATAATCGTGGATAAATCTGGACCATTTATACTCTCGGTAAAAATTTTGTCGTGCCGTAATGTCAGCTGGGTATGCGGTTCGCTACGTGAGCTTTCTGATGAGTCGGCCGGGCTCTGCCATTGCCCCGAATTCAGATCAAACTGCGTGCCCTTCGGCAGCTTAAATTTTTCGGACATTGGGACCACACCGCTGTATTCTTGTTGAAATCAAAGGAAGCATTTGAACAGCCTGTAAGTCGTTACGTTAGCCGCAGCTGTGTCACGATGAAGATCGCTATGATCATCAGTACGGGCAACATAATGGCGGCCATGATCATCTTATTGCGATGGGCCTCGTCATCATTGATCGACGGATAGACTTCCGCCTGACTGCTCGGTTGTACTTCGGTAGCCGGCTTCGCATGTTCATATCGCCGGGATCGAGCATGAGAAGACCGTAGTCGCTCATCGAGCGCGCCCCCAACAAACAGCATTGTACCTGCTATGAAAAGGGCGATGCCCCCTTGGAAAACTAGCTCTCGCAGCTGCGCACGGGGCAAGTTGTAGGTTTCAACATACTTCCCTGTTCCGGTAATTCCGCCACCGTAAGGCAGCGCCGTCATCTCTTCATTGCTGACGGTTGACGGCAGCAGCGCCAGTGCCAACAGAGCGATCAGCGCGCCAAACGCGATGCTCAGCATTCCGCAAAGTTTCAT